TTTGTTTGTCCATTTTCTTGCTCAAGTTGAGTAATTTTTGTTTGTAATTCGTTAATTTTCGCGAACGCATCTTCTAATTTTTGTAATGTACTCATAGGGTCTCCTTGTTATTTTGTTAATTTTGATACTAAACTTGTTAAATTTGATCCAGCTAAATTAGTAGCACTTGACCTAGACGAATTGAAATCTGCCTGTCTAGCATTTATTGCATCCATTTCAGATGCTGACGGCATTTTCATTGGTGGTCTTTCTGGAGAAGATACTTGTCCAAGATCTTGTCCAGATACTGCGCCAATATTTTGAGTTTTAGCTCTTGGTGTTCTAGTTTTTTCAGATTCTACATACTCTTGTTGTGGTTGTTTAGAAACTTTCTTAACCACACGCTTAATAACTCTTTTAGGTTCAGTTTGTTGAACTTCGGAAATAGCTTCCGGTTGTGCCTGCACTGGTGTAATTACTGGAACTTGATTAGTTAAAATTGCTTGAGCAGATGTTTGAGTCTGAGCTGTCTGAACTTGCTGTGTTTGTACCTGTTGCAAGCTATCTTTTTCAATCAATCTTTTAGAAATTGCTTTTAAAGCATTAATTTCTTGATCATTAAATACTTGTTGTGATGAAATTTGAGTTTTATCAGATTTAATACCAAGAAGGTTCTCAAGTCTAGACAGGATGAAGTCCTTGAATTCTTTAGATACAATTTTGATAATTTCTGGACTTGCAGAGCCTGGTGAAAATAATTGATGATTTAATAAGGCTTCGTACAGCTTTGCTTGTTGAATTCTTTTTAAAGCTTCTGATAAGACAACCGCTTGGGCCTCTGCTTCTGCAACTTCTTCTTCGTATTCTTCATAAATTTCTTCAAACACTTCATTTGAAGAAGAAGTGTATTGACTGTCATTATCAAGAAAATTATTGTTATAGTTGTTATAATTATTCATACTGATATATACTATATTTTTTAATTGATTTTGAGGATTTCTTCAAAATCTATATCTTTTTTTACTTCTTTTGATTTTAATAACCCAAATGAAGATAGGCATATTGCATCGCAGATATCGTGATCTTTTTGTTTAAGCGATAGTCCATAAGTTTGATTTACCCACAGGACCGCTAAGTGCTTGCTTGTGATTTTGCCTTTAGCTACTCTATTTTTAACCTTTTTATTGTGTTCTCTTTGTTCTTTAGATAGGCGTATTTTTAATACAGATCTCCATTTGCTGGTATCTACATAGAATACGTTTTTTGGATAATGTTCGCCAAGCTTTAATATTTCTTGCAAAAAACAACAATGTAGCATCTCTAGTTGTTTTTGGCTTTGTCTGAATTTGCCAGTATTTGTTTGTTCTATAAAAATTTTATCAGGTTTGTGTTCTTTTATCAGATCAGATATTTGTTTCGTAGCCCCAATAGCTCTTTTAAGGAATGAGAAGTCTTCAGCCAAATCTGGCAAATTGACCTTCTCTTCTTTGAGAAGGCCATAGTGCGTGAGTTTGCCATCTTCTATGATAGCAAACCCAGTTTTTGTTGCCATATCTAACCCTAAAATTTTCAAGGTACTTTGCCTCTCTCTTTAAGAATCTTGTATACCAATTTGCGCTTAAGTTTAATGCCCTTAATTGGCTCTGAATATGTTTGACCAGCAACTTTTAATTGTTCTCTTAATTGTTTAAGAGATTCGTCCATATCTCTAGCTTCTTCAATCTCAGTTAATGTTTTGCTAAAACCAGCCATTTTTTCATTTAATTTTTCGTCTGTTGCAGAATATGCTTCTTCCGCAAAATATGGATCAATATCCTTAACCTTATCGTATAAATCTTTTGGGCCCTTTTTTGCTTTTTTAGCCATAATTAACCTTCTTTCTTTTCTTGTTCAAGTTTTGAAGCTAATACATCCAATGCGTACAAAGCGCCTCTAAGTTGGTTGACTTTTTCCCCTTCGGATTGCAATTTTTGATTTAAATTTTGAATACTTTTAACTGTTTCATCTAGTTGTTCTTGAAATTGGCTTCTTAAAATTTTTAATTCTTCCAAAAGTCCTCCTTTTAGTTACTAAAATTTTTTTCTGGTGTATAAATTACATCTATGTCAACTAATTTATTATTTAAGATTATAGTTGCTACTGCTTTAATACCTTTTTGGTTTTTAGCAATACGCTTTTCATTGATTTCTTTAATGTATGATAGGAATGAACTGTACGGCATTTCCCATTTTCTAACTCTATCGTTTTCAACATGCTCATCTATTGCAACCGTTTTGCCGTATCGTCTTATATCTGTTGCATTTAAGAACACTTTAATCACACCTTCAATATATTCATTATCTGCTGTAGTTTCGATATAAACAGAAGAACCAGCCCCATCTGCACTTGCTAAAAGGCATACGGAGACATCTTTATCTTTTTCGATAATTGAGAAATAGTTTCTCATTTCGTCTTCTGGGATATAGTCTTTGAATTCAATATTATTATTTTGCATAACCTAATATACCACATTATTTGTTATAGTTAAACGGCTTTCTTTGCCGGAAAACTCTATTTCTATTACTTCATTAAACGATTCTTTAATCTCAGTTGAATGCTCAATCATTAATACTAGGCCCTTAACTCGCTGTCTTATCATATTTACAGCAGCCTCTTTTTCAACAGCGCCTAAGCCGTCCATAACTTCGTCTAGGCATATCCAACCTAAACCGCACCCAGATCTTGCTCTTATAACCTCAGCGGCTGCTAAATCAGAGCAGAGTTCTATAGCAGATTGTTGACCACCTGACAAGTCATCTATTCCGATTTCGTTACCATTGTTATTTATGGTAATAGATATTTCTTTTTTTGTGGTGCCCTTTGATTTAACTTCTTTGGTAGAGCTTATTTGTACCGTAAATTGACTTGCATTTGGAAAATTTGAAAGCATATCATTTGTTCTTATTTGAATGTCGGCTAAAATTTCATCAAAAATATTGCCTAAAAATCCAGTTCTGCCAAGAAGCTTGTTAGTTGATTCTAACACTTCTAACTCTTGCTGCTTGATTCTGCCTTCGTTAAATAATTCTGAAACTCTATTTGTTAGTTCTATATATGAGTTTCTTTTTGACATTCCCATAGATAAAGCTGACTTAGCATTGAGTAATGATTGGTACGCCATGTTTTTTGGAGCTGATATCATCGCAAGTTGTTTATTTAACTCATTTATTTTATATTCCAATTTGGAATAATTAGAAATTACAGATTCTGAATCTTTGATATATGATAAATTATCTTGAAATTTTAAAATTAAAGCATCTTTTTCTTTTGTTTTAATATCTAACAATTGCTTGGATTCTTGCCAATCTCTAAGGCATGTTGGGCAAGATGATTTTGAAAGGTGTTCTATTTCATTTATTAAATTAATAATTGTTTTTTTAATATTATCATTAGAATATTTTGCTTTTTCAACATTGTTTTTTATTTCAATACTTTTCTTATATTCAATTGTTAAATTATTGATTTCCGTAGTTAAATTTTTGTTAGCAGTGTCATCTTTATATTTTTCAAAAGTACTTTCGGCTTCAATAACGCCGTTTTTCAATGATTGAATTTCTTCATCTGATATATTGCTGCTTGATAAATTTTTTGTTGCAGACTCATAATTTGCTCTTATGATATCTAAAGATCTAGAGGTAGTATTAATCAGCTTTGAATTTTCTTCTATAAAATTTTCTATTTCATCTAAACCAAGGGTTTGGGTTAAAAACTCTTTTATTTGTGAATCTGTTGATCTTATTATTTTTCCTGCAACTCGTTGTTTTCTATACGTCATTGTTTTAAGCATATCTGGATTAACACCTAATAGTTCTTGCAATCTTTCCTTAGAGCCTTTTACAAGTCCTTCATAAGGAACACCATTGACAGATATAGAAAGCTTTGGATCTCTAGTTATTTGTATAATATCATCACCTTTTGACAAGGTGAGTTTGACTAGCATCTTTTTAGAATCCCAATTTTTTAATGAGGTAGCACTTGCTGTTGAAATATCAAGACAGAATGCAATGGCTTCTAATATAGAAGACTTTCCAGATCCGGAAGAAACATCAGTATCCTTCCATTTACCTGAAATAAGTACTAAGGAATCGTTTTTAGGAAAATCAATCTTTGTATATTGCCTAAAACTTCTAAATCCTTCAATTTCCAGTGATACTAGGTTTATTTGCACGTAAAGACCCCATCATTTTGGTAAAGTTCTCTTCAGAACATCCAAGATTTATTCTAAAGCAATTTGAATCGCTTGTCAATCCTAGATTTCTTCCTGGGGTAACTATTAAGTCATATTTGTTGTCCATAAAACCAACAGGCTCATCATTAGATGACAATTCACAAAATGCAAACATACCATGTTGATTTAGTAGTTTAAAGTCAGTATTGTCTTTTACGCCATTTTTAAATACTTCCCATCTTAATGATAGCTCTTCTTTTGCGTAATCAAACGGAGATTTAAAGAATCTTGATAAAGACAGGATTCTTGTGAAGACTCCATCAGCTTTTCTTTGAGAATCTACCGACACTCCACATGTTGATAGCTCCATATAATCTTTCATTATTGCTGCAACTTCTGGATCTTTTACAACTGCCCAGCCAATTCTTGTTCCAGCATGTCCTGTAGCCTTCGCTAGGCTAAAAATCATAACATCATAATCGCCTTTTTCTACTTGAGGGACGTACTGAGGCCAATTATAGCACATGTCAACAACCGAGAAGGATTCATCCGCCCCTCTCATACTTGAATCCGGATTATTTGGTCTAGTTACAAAATCAAATATTGGTTTTTTAGGAGTTTTTCTTGGTTTAGCATTTGTAAAATCATACGCCTTTTGGCCAACTGTCAATAGAAACTCTAATCTACCCCAGAACGGTGCGTTTAAGCTGAAATCATCATATCCCAAAGCTTTAGAAGCGTACCCTACGGAAGAAATTACTTGAGATGCGCCATTTCCTACCACTATAGTAGAACCTTCTGTGACAGCATTACCGACCATTTCGTGTGTTATTCTAATTATATTCTCTAAAGATACGTCAATGTCTCCATGAGTATAGCTAAGCTCTTCATTGATAAATACGCTATCTAGTGCGTGAGGAAAATATTCTCCGGATTCATCCCAATATGGTTGCATATAAAGCGGTATGCCAAAACCAACATCAATTTTGCTCATTTTCCAACTCCTCTATTGGGCTACTATTCTCTGCACTATGTTTATCAGCTCTTTCGTTCATAATATCTTCAATGTTGTGTAATCTTTCAACTGTTCTTGCCATTGCCCCATTATCTAATCTTTCAACTATAGATATAGAAGCAGACTTTATCACAGAATAACAAGTGTTATCACATTCTGGACATTTTTGAGTCTGCTCTCTTTTAGATAGTGATGCCTTGAACTCTCCATGTTCTTTGCATTTGTAAGTAAACCAAGGCATTTTATTCTCCTTGAGCTAAAGAACCACGTTCGCCAATAGAGGCTTCAAAATTGCGAATAAGTCTTTCTTCTTCTTTATCAGAATCATAATCGCGTTTAAATGCAACTATGCCACCTAACGTACCGAGCAATGAAGCAATTGAAATACTATTTCTGATCGCTTCGCTAACAGCAGGAACGCTATCTAATAATTGTTCTTTTGGAACCCACATTTCTTCTAAAATGTCGTATGCTTGATCGTCATTATTTAACATTTTAAATATTTGCTCAGTAGTTTCTTCATCATTAAAACCATAATTTTTATATAATAATTTAACTGGCTCTAATAAAGCTTCTGCAAGAATTTGATAAGCATATTTTTTAGCAGACGGTGGAATTTTATCTACTTGTAATTGTAATGCAGCAGCCAGTCTTACAAGTACATACCCTCCACCAGGAACTGCTCCATATTTAGTAGCGCCTTTTAATGCCATCCAAGCATCTTCAGCTCTATCACGTTTCTCTCTAGTTTCGCCAGAGCTAGGGCCAAATATTTCAAGTCTAACAATTCCAGATGTTAACTTACCGATTCTAACATTTAAGTCATTAAGCTCATATTCGCTTTCTGGAGCATTTTTTTGAAATTTAAGCTCATCAACGCGAATGCTTACAGCATCAACATCTTCTTTTGCAAAAACCATTGATTTGAATCTAGATATTTCTACGCGAGTTGCTCTATTAGATTCAATAACTGATTCTGGTATAATATCTATTACAGGTCTATCAACTGGATTGAACACAGTTGCACCTGTGTATGCCTGTAAATCATAAAGAAATTGTGTTCTCCAATTAGCAATTGCTTTTTCAGGAGTTAGCATTGGGTAAACTTTAAGAGGAGCTTTCGGGTGATTCCAGTTATGGTGAAGGTCTCCTAATACCATTTCGCCGAATCCATGAGCAACTACTACTACATTTCTATCTGGACGACCAGAAGCTTCCAAAGTAGCATTTAATTTACTAAGTCCATCAAAAATTTGACCAAAATCATTAATAACACCATCATAGAGGATAAAGATCGGATTATCCAGTACTACCATTGTTCCAGATTTGTCATTAATAAAACCCTGAGCTAGATTTCTGCAAGATTCCTCAAGACCTCTATCTACTGTGTAACCGTTAATTCTATTGATAGAGTATCTGCTCTCTCCAGTACCTTCAACTATTGTGAGGTCGCCTTCATCTCCAACTAAATCTAAACCTTCAAGTACTTTTGAAGATAACTCAGTATCACCATTAGCCGACAAAGTGGCAACTTTTAACAGAACTTCTTGGTAATTCTCTCCAGTAACGTCAATCTTAAGATCGCTAATCATCTTGATCAGCACAGGGACGATTTTTTGTAATTCGCGTACTATTTTTTGTGGGGACACTTTTGGGTTATTAGCAACAACATGGGCAGTAGCATTTGTAATTGCAGCAGAAAGTACAGTAGCAGTAGTCGTACCATCTCCTGCCTCTGTAGCAGTTCTGATTGCAGCATCTCTAGCAGCCTCAAGGATTAATTGCTGAGTCGCGCCATCATACCCTAGGGATTTAATAACAGACACACCATCTTTTGTTAAGATTGGTTTCATGCCAATTTCACCGCGTTCAATCAAAACTTGTTTACCGCCGGGACCAAGAGTTGCTCCTGCCATTTGTGCCATATGATTAAGAGTTTTACACACTACCTCAGATAATTGATTTGAGGATGGAACCGTAACTTTTCCTGCCGATTTTGGTTTTGATGCTTGAAATAAAGACATAACACCTCCTGCTAAGATATATACTACAAAAACTGGCGGCGGCGGAACGAGCTGTTGAATTTATTTGAGGATTTGGCTGTTTTAAAAAAATAATATTATAATAAAAATTCTAATACAATACATTATCAATATCATTATCATTATCAATATCAAAACCAATATCAATACCGAGTTTTTATTTTAAAATTCCTTTATAAATGCATAGTTTTATTAAATAATAATCAGTTTTGAACCTAAAAAAGTTCTGAAAAGTTTTAAAAACTTCTGAAAACTTTTGAAAAGTTGCTCAAAATTTTCTAAATATTTGCAAATTTATTTATAATGTGGTATAATTCTAGTATATCGGAGCTAAAATGAAAAATGATCTCAATGATTTATCAAAGTTAATAGAAAAAGTTAATAAAAAAGGGAATGAATCAATTGGCAAACTTACCGATATTACTACTCATTTGCCTAAAAACAAAGAATTAAATGAAATGATGGTAGAAGTCCTTAAGGGAGGATATAAAAGTACTTCGGTAAACTCTATCCTGACTGCCAGTCTACTTAATGCAGCACTTACCCAAAAAAAATTTACTTTCTTTTTCTCTAAAAAACTTGCAATGGACATTTTCTTTAACGATAAAAATGTAAAAAAGAAATTTAAGAAAAAAGTTGTGTTTGATGGTCCTAACTGGGGATATACATTCATGTCTATTACAAAAGGTGTTTTTCCAATATTAGAACAAGGACACGATGTAATAAAACGAGTAATGTATGTAATGACAATTAATGATAGTGTTATAAACGCATTAAATTTAAACTCTATTTTAGACATTTCGGCACAAAGGGATGCAATCCTACTAGAAAGACTTTCTTATATTGAAAAGGGTTTAAAAAAGACATCTACAAAAACAATTCCAATATTAGACACAAAAACTACATTAGAAGCGCCAGAAAAAGAAACAGAAAATACAAAATTATTAACAGAATTAGAAGAAATAGAACCGTCACAATTCCATAAAAGTATGGTCGATACGTGTATATCTCAACTAAAATCTGGAAACGGTGTCAGTAAAAAACAGCTAGAAGTACTTAAAAGATTAATTGCAACATCTCCAAAAAATAAAGATGTACAATCTAAAAACAGAATTGAACAACTTGAAACCACAGTATCATCTATGACAGTAAACGAAAAAATAGATAAAATTAAAGAATTCATTAAAAATGAATATCAAAAAACATTTAACATCGAATATTCCCCATTGTTCAAAAATGAAGAAAGAACTGCAAATTATGACAAAAAAGACGATTGGATACCAATGCAGGTATATGATGGAGAAAACTTCTGGCAATTAGACTCAAGTGGATTAAGACAAGTGTCTGGTTATACCAGAAGGTTCCCTGGTCCAGATTCATTCTTCTTTGGCAATAAGTTTATTTTGTGGGAAAATGCAGAATCTATTATAAATGATATTTTGACAGAAAAACTTCCAGTTCTAATAAAAGCCGAAGTTGCGAATAAACATCTTTGGATAGAAAATGAACGCAAAAGAATACAAAATGTTACTAACAAACTAAATGGCAAACCTCTTGATGAAGGAATTTCCACAGAAAACGAAAATGTATCTGAAGCATTAGAATTTCATAAAAAAATGTTAGAAGATATAGAGAAAAAGAGAAACTCTAAGCAATCTTCTCTACATATAGTAAAAGAAGAAACTACACAAAAAGAAAGAGAAATGTCTAAAACCGAAGTTAAATCTTTAGAATTACTTATAAGTAATATTCAAGAAATGATGGAAAAAGAATCAATAGCTTTAAAAGAAAATGCTAAAAGATTAGCAGAAAAAAGTGTTAATTTAACATTGCTTAATAATAAAGATCAGGAGAATAAATGAGCAACATTATGAGATACGATTCACCAGCAGTTATCATTCTCCCAGATGATTCCGATAAAGTTAAAAGATTTTTGTCTTTTACAGACAGAAGCGTTGGTTATCAACTTCAAAAAATGAAACAAAATATATTTTGGAAGAAAAAAGATCCAGAAGCATTTGAATCTAGAATAGAAGAATTAAAAAAGAATCAAACAAGATCTTTACTATTTTATAACAAAGATGGGTTACCATGTACCTACTCTGGTCTTTGGCAAGATTTGCAAAATATATTTGGATGGGAATTAGAACAGGCTCCATTAAAGCCAGAACCAAAAAGACAAATCCCATGGGAACATGCCCCTAAGTTTCCACCAAGAACATATCAAAGAGCTGCAGTCGATGCTTTAATCAAAACTGGCCATGGTGCAATAGAATTACCAACTGGAGCAGGAAAAACTCTATGTTTGTTTACTCTCTGCAAAGAACTTCCAGTTCAAACGGTTATAATGACACCAGCAAAAACAATAACAAACCAAATATACGAAGAAATGGTACACTTATTTGGTAAAAAATTCGTTGGTAAATATGGTGACGGAAAGAAAGAAATTAAAAAACTATTCACTATAGCAACAGGTCAGGCGTTAACAAGAATTGAGCCAGGAACAGAAGAATATGAGTTTTTCAGTAAAACAGAAATGTTTATAGCCGACGAAGCCCATACTACACCAAGCGAAACTTTTGAAAAAGTGTGCCTAGGTGCGCTTAAAAATGCTCAATACAGATTCTTTGTTTCTGCAACTCAAATGAGAAATGACGGGTCAGATATGGTCCTAAAAGGAATCACTGGACCAGTAGTATATAGAAAAGACTTTAAAGATCTAGTAGAAGAAAAATATCTTGCAAGACCTTTTTTTAAAGTATTTAATGTTCCATCAAAAGGGTTTGCTGGCGCAAAGGATATAAATAAAGAAACTCAAAATCAACTGTATTTAAATCCAAATGTAAACAAACTAGCAGCAGATTTTGCTTATAAAGCTATAACTTTAGCCAATAGACCAACTGTAATACTAATTGAAGAATTTGGCCAATTCCTTGCATTAAAAAACTATATAACAATACCGTTTGAGTTTGCCCATGGCGGAGCTTCAAATAGAGAAAATGCAGATGGAACGAAACTCAGAGACATCTTGCCAAAAGAATACTGGGACCCTGATAATGAAGCTATTATAGAAAGATTCAATTCTGGAGAAACAAAACTATTAATAGGAACCTCAGCAATTGCTACTGGAGTTGATTTGAGACCAACTGGCTGTCTAATATATTTACAGGGTGGGATGTCAGAAATCAAAATAAAACAAGCTATAGGCAGGGGCACTAGGATCGTACCAGGAAAAGAAGACGTAATAGTAGTAGATTTCAAAGTAAATGGCTCTCCATCAATGGAAAGGCACTGTGATACGCGAATTGGTATATACGAACAACTGGGAGACGTACAAGAGATATAAAAATGTGGTATGTGTGTTTATGAAACAGAAACAACAGCCTACACTTTTTAAAAAATTTATAGCAGATTTAGATGTTGCGCTAAAAGATAGCGATAGTTTAAATGGAAAGTCTCAAAAAGAGAACCTTAACAAACTATTTAAACTAGAAAGAACATTTAAATCCACTTTATTGTCCACTTCGCACGGAGAAAAAACATACGAAGATTTTATATACTATATATTGGAAGTAAAGAAAAACAAATTGTCTGTAAGACCTTATTTTAGAGAAAGACAAGATACTTTTTCTAAAAAGATGTTTCCAATACTTTTATCAAAAGACGCCAAAAAACTACACAGATTTAGAATTAACTATCTATTTGTTAAATGGGTCCTAGATAACTACGAAGGACCTCATAAAAAAGAACTTCAAAATACTTACGAAGAAATACTTTCATTAAGAAAGAGCCTTTGCGAAACTAATTTACCGCTAGCTATTAATAGAGCTAAGTTGTTTTGGTCTAAAACCTCAGAACACCACGTAGATTATATGGACCTCATACAAGATGCTTCAAGGGGTTTATTAGAAGCCATAGATAATTTTGTTCCTCCTTATAAAACAGTGTTTAGATCTGTTGCAATCGGCAGAATGACTTTAAATATGTCAGAAGATTATTCAGCGACTTTGGTCAAATTACCGCCTAAAGACAAAAGAATACTATATAGAGCTAGGAAGGCAAAATTAAAGGATGCAGATATCTCTGGCGAAGACTTAAAATCATTTGTTAATGAAAGTTTCGCAGGAACAACAGCAGACGATCTATCTTTAATTGATGCAGCAGCAAATCAAGTATGTAGCATTGATGAAAAATACGATAACAATCTAACACTTGGCGAAAAGTTAGTAAGTGGCTTAGACTTGTTAAATGAGATAGAAAACAATGATTTAAAATTAAAAATACTAAAAATCTTAAAAACACTAACGCCGCTAGAGCAAAAAGTATTGTTTTTAAAAATTGGCGATATTAAAGAAATGTTTTAGGAGACAATATGTTAGGTACAAATAAAGGTTTATTAGCAATTAAGCAACCAGAATTTAAAAAAATAGAGTCGGATACGTCAGGAGGTCTAGTAAGAATCTCTCAACGTATCAATCTAATTGACTGTGAACTTGTTATGTGCTATAAATTAGGTGAGACAGATTTAAAACCAGGAGACAAAGTAATTATTCGTGGAGATTCTGGTTTAAAACCATGGGCTAAGACATTGTTTTCATTTGAAGAAAATAACTTTGTTTTATGTCCAGAAAATGAAATAATAGGATATAAAATTGGATAATTATGTTATATTGCCTATAGGCGACATGCACGTAAGAAAAGAGGACACTGAAGAAGTATCCAAAATTATTGATTGGATTATTGGAATTGCCAATGATTTCAGCAAAGAATCTGAAGTTCATGTTGTGTTTATGGGAGATCAATATAACGATTTCGCAGTTACCAGAGTAGAGGTAATGAATTTTTGGCGAAAACAATTTAATAAGTTTAACCAGAACAAATCAGTAAAAGTGTTTGCTTTAGAAGGCAATCACGATATGAACCAAGATGGAACAGCATCGGCTATGAGAGCCCACGATGATCAAATAAATATAATTAAAGAAGACGTTATACAGATAGCAAACGGAGTAGGGGCGATTGGTTATATTCGCAAAGAAGACGTTTTTAAAGAAAAAGTTTTAGAGGCATACTCCAAAGGAATCAAAACAATCCTTTGTCATACTGAATTTCAAGGTTGTATGTATGAGAATGGTTTCTATGCACCTCATGGATTTGATCTTTCACAGTACCCAACTGATATCAAATTTATATCTGGTCATATACATAAATCTCAAGAATTTGACAAAGTACTTTATGTAGGAACAACTAGGCATTTAACTAGATCTGATATTGGAGAAGTCAAAGGAATAACTGCATTGTACAGCTCTGGGAATAGAAAATTCTTTCCAACACCATCAAGCGTATCTGAACCATTTACAAAAGTTGTTATTGAAGAAGGACAAGAAATACCAGATGTGCCGCCATCAAACAGAACTTACGTAGAATTAAAAGGTACAAGAGACTTTATTAAAAAAATATCTAAGACACTTCCAGATTCAGTTAAAATTAAAACAGAGTATACTGACGAGATGAAAGTTATTGATATTAAAGAATCAGATGGTATTAGCAAAGCTTTTAGTCAGTTCTCTAATAGATTCTTTGAAGAGAACCAGTTACAAAATCACAAAGAACAAATATTAAGAAAAATTTACGAAAATTGCCCAAGTTTAAAACAAGGAGTGTAGAATGGATTCTCAAAAAGTAAGAGAACAATTACTATATTTAAAAGGCGTTACGGTAAGAATTGGCGCAATTCATGAAGCGCAAGCTTTGCAATTAAAAAGATGGCCATTGCTCATTCCATCGGTAAAATCATCTGAGGCAAATGTAGACATAGAAACAAAAACGGTCACATATCGCTGCAAGACTCAAAAGGGAGATGTATTCACAAAAGAACAGCTTAATTCGGCGTTAGTAGCCATCTGCAGGTGGACTCAATCTCTTTTGTGGAATGAAACTAGGGTAATTGTCTATTTTGGCAAAAAAAAGGTCATAGATTCAAATGATATAGATTAATGTGGTATATATTATACTATGGAACAAAAAGGGCTTCAATTATATCGACCTGGAGATTATGCTGATCTTGCGGCAGGTATTTTAACGTCCAAAGAAATCATAGACTTAGAAAGATATATCGCAAATGGCGGAAAAGGACTAGCTCCAGAATCTGCAGCAAAAATGTTTGAATTATTCCTAAACGGCTCATCAATTGAAGAAATCCATAGACTTAACAAAGCGTTTCCGGTAGAAGCAATAATTGATGCTAGAATTAAATACCGTTGGGATGAAAACAAAGACGCATACGCAATGATGCTTCAAAGACGAATCAGGGATAAAGTTGCTAAAGCACAACTTGAAACAACAGAATTGTATGCAGATTTATTAGCCGTTGCAAGAAAACAGCAATCTGATAAACTTAAAAAATATTTGCAATCAGGTGATGAAAAAGATCTAGAGGGAACAATGGCAATCGGGTCTCTTCAAAACCTCTTAAAGATTACTGAAGGTTTGTTAAAAATAACAGGCCAAGATAAAAACTCTAAAGTTGAGATAACGAATACGCAAGATATAAATGTTTCAGTTCATGCGGATAAGTCTGGCAATGGTGAACTATCATCAGAAGATGCAGCTAAAATATTGGCTATTCTATCAGAGGCTAAAAAACGATGAGTGTAGACTTTAAATTTGATGAAAATTTAGCAAAAACATTTCTCGTGAAATTTCATGACAAAGAACATTTGAAAAATTGGGTACACAATTTCCTCGGACTTGATTTACCAGATTCATCTATAGATCCAGATTCAAATTCTAGTCCTATTGAATGGATGTATGATGTATATGACATGTATAGAAAAAATGAAAGTTGGAAATCACCGTCTGTAATTACAATTTCTTCAAGAGAAAGTTATAAAACCTTAACCGAATCAATACTTTCCGTGATTTTGATGGCTCACTTTGGAGCCACAATATGTCACATGGCTGCCATCGTTCCGCAAGCTACAGCAGCAAAAAGTTATACAAATACCTTTTTAACTAAAATGGCTCCGTACTTAGAACACCATGGAATGTTTTTAAATACACAAAACAGCAAAGAAATTACTATTAAAAACAAAGACGGTAGTTCGTCTTGGATGAAAATTGTTGTTGCTACTATAACAGGAGCTAATAGCTCGCATTCAAATTTGTTATGCGTAGATGAAGTAGATACTATTAGAAGCGCAGAGGGAATTAGAGCGTTTAAAGAAGCAGAATTTATTCCAGGTGTATTTAACGGACAGCACCCATTAACAATTAAGACTTCTACCATGAAGTTTCCTGGAGGACTGTTTAGTAAAGAAATGGAAAAGGCCGTAGAAAATAATTGGAATGTGTATCGCTGGAACATAATTGATATCACAGAAAAATGCCAACCAGAAAGACATAGACCAGATTTGCCTCATAAAACTATATATGTAAACAAAAATTTGCCACTAGAAACTTTAGATAAAGAAGGATACGGTAGATTACAAACAAAAGTACAAGAGAATTACGACGAGATAACAGTGATGGGTGGATGTGCAACTTGTAAACTTGCCCCAGTTTGCAGGGGTCGGTTGGCAAACAGAAGTGAGAAAGATGTTGGTGGATTGTGGAAACCAATTGATTTCGTCATCAGTCAGTTTGCTAAAACCGACCCAGATTTAGCAGAAGCTCAGTTAATGTGCTGGAAGCCAAGTTCTCAAGGTATGGTATACCCAAGGTTCTTAGATAAAGATGACGGATCTGGTAATACGTATACATTGAAACAAGCTTGGGAGCGATATACTGGCACAACAATGCACAAAGATATTGAAATAGAAGATCTGGTACAAAAAATGATTGAAGCTGGAGTTAAGTTTCAAGTTGGCGGCGACTGGGGTCATGCCCATGCCCAAGCATTTGTTGTAACAGCGTTGTTACCAAGTCAAGAATGGTGGCTAGTCGATGCCTACTCTATTCCTGGATTAGAATTCGACGAGATATTAGACCTAGCACTTAAAATTAAGGCAATGTACAAACCAACAAGATGGCATCTTGATACTGCTGAACCTATGTTTATTAAAACATTTAGAAAAAACGGAATGGTTTGTTCAGACTTTAAAAAAGATGTTAGGGGCGGTATAGAAGCTGTTCGTGGGCAAATTATAAATGCAAAGGGTATTCGCAAGTTGAAAGTTGTTAAACACGCAAGAACTAAAATTCTTATGTCTATGTTTGCAGAACATTCATTTAAATTAGATACACTTGGAGATTTAACACAAGAGCCAGATGATTCAGAAGTTGCAGATATAGCAGATGCCTTAAGGTATGCTGCTCAAAACATGTTCAAAGCCAAAGGTAAGCTATCTGCTGCGCCGTCGCAACCTCCACCAGCAGATATTTATAATAAACAATATCCAGACTGGCTAAGTCAAAAGGTTAGAGAATTGACAGACGGTCAGGGTTTTGAATCAAAAGGTAAATCTTCAGATGGCCTAATAATATGGGATTTTGGGTCAGACGATACAGATTAATAAAAATGTGGTATATATAAAAAAGACTTAGATTTCTATAGATTTCCTAATCTTTTAGATACATAGAATTACAGGAGAAACTCATGGCCGATAGTATATTAAATATAACTAATCACATTTTATGCTACAGCGATCCAGCAGTTACTGATTCTCCATATCAAAGAGATATCGACAACAGATTAAGATTGGAATCAATTCTTGTTAAAAATCCACAAGGTAGCACAAAAACTCTTGCGCCAGGCGAATCTTTTAAGCTGTTTTCTTCTACAGTAACAACTTCGCTATCACCAGCGTCAACTGTTTCAATTGCTGTTGCTTCTCAGACAGATTCTATTTACAGACTAACTTCTGCTGGAGCTGGCTTTAGAACAATCAGATCTGTTTCTGGAATCAATACTTGCAATGTAACAATTAATAATTCAGCACTAGCAGTGTTTGATTTTTCTGGCGCGACTTTAACTTCTATTGTTGTTGGCGACTTAATGAGAATTAAAGGTCCAGGTCTCAATGATGCTGGTCCTTATGCATTTAATCCAATTAATTCAGGTATTTGGAAAATAATTGGTGTTTCTGGAACTAAAATTTCAGCAATCAGAGAAACTGGCGTAGCTTTTGAAGGAATTCAAGAAACTATCTCTACATCTACAGCATCAGATGTTCAATTTTTTGCAGATGATTTAGTAAGGCCAGGACAAAAAATGCAAATTTCTGGAACTTTCTCATCAGTTTCTCATAAAACTTATGAAATTGTTTCATCTACACCAACAACTATCGACTTTCTTTCAACAGAAGCCATCCCAGAAGAAAGCAATCTAACTTACGTTGCTTCAAGCATCACTATATATACTTCTGTTAAAAAAATGGTTAGTATCGAATGTGATCAAGAATGCTCTGTTAGATTTAATGATGCAACTGATGACTCAAACAGAATTACTCCATTAAAATCTGGCGACAGATACCTCAAAGGGTATTTATCAAAAATGGGCGATTCTTATAGCTGTGAAATTGTAAATAAGTCAGTAAACAATTGCAATATTAAATTCTTCTCAGTGGAGTAATTTGTGTCTGATTTAAAGAAAACCGAAAAAAAGAAAGCCCAGCCAGTTATAGCAATTGATCCAGTTGCTATTTCTGAATTGAAAAAGGCTGAAGAAGCAGAAGCTTTAGGTTCTAAAAATGAACCATATGGCATTTTAGGTCAAATAGTTAAATCAATTAATCAGCAAAGTATTAATCAAGTTGAAAGAATGGCTTTTGAAGTAGATCCTCACGCAAATTATCAAGGTGCGATGGGTTTCTATAAGCTTAAGCAAAATTTAACTCCAGATTCAATCATTAAAAAGATTACAGGCCCAGGTGGAGACGAATTAGTTAATCAAATTTTGCAAATCAGATCAAATCATGTATCTTCTTTTGGTAGACCTAGAATTGATAGATTTTCAAATGGTTTTGACGTTCAAGACATGGACAAAAATGCCGTCAGAAGTCCAGAAGAACAAAAGATACTTCAAGAAAAAATAGAAAAAGTTAAAAAAATGCTCTGGAATTGTGGCAAAGGAACTCTAGACGAAGAGACTGATAGAATGAATTTGTCTCAGTTCTTAAAACTATCTACTAGAGATGGCGTTGCTTATGGAAGATTTGCTACAGAGTTTATCTGGCATATAAACCCAAAGACTGCTCAAAAAGAATTGTATGCATGGAGAGCTGCTGATGCTGGCACAATTTATAAAATGTTGCCACAAAAAGAACAAGACCAATCTTTAAGAAGAGAAGCTTTAAGACAATTACAGCAATTAAAAAACAAAAAAATTGATGTAGAAAAATACACAAAAGATGAATATAGATATGTTCAAGTTGTCGATCTTAAGCCAGTGCAAGCTTTTACTGAAGAAGAATTAGTTGTATACAATTTATACCCAACAACAAATATTGAACACAATGGCTACCCACTTACTCCAATTGATCAAGCATTAAATGCCATTACTACGCATATTAACATAACTATGCATAATAAGCTTTACTTCCAAAATGGACGTGCTGCTAAGGGTATGTTAATTTTTAAATCAGATTCTGCCGATGAAGCAATGTTACAAAGAACAAGACTACAATTTCAGCAATCAATCAATTCTGTAAGCAATAGTTGGAGAACTCCAGTATTTGCTGTTGGCCAAGAAGATGAAATATCTTGGCAGCAAATGGATCAAGGCGGAAGAGATGCTGAATTCCAGTATCTAATGGATAATAATGCCAGGGTTATATTATCAGCATTCCAAATGTCCCCAGAAGAAGTTCCTTCAATGGGATATTTAGCTAGAGGAACAAACACACAAGCTTTGGGCGAAAGTGATAATGAGTGGAAATTAAATGCTGCAAGAGATATCGGTATCAGACCTCTTTTGTATGATTTTCAAGATTTCCTTAATACTCACATTCTTCCTAAAATTGACCCAGAATTAGCAAAAACACATCAAATAGTTTTGACTGGATTAGAAAAAGATTCTCCGGAAAAAGAAAACACTAGATTGCAACAAGATATGGCCGTTCATATGTCATATAATGATATTATGAAGGCAGTAGAAAAGAACTTAGTACCAACTGAACTTGGTGCAGATTTGCCAATGAATCCTCAATATCAACAAATTTTAGATAAATATGTTCCGGTTGGTGTTATACTAGAGAATTTCTTTAAAATCAAAGGTGCGGCTCAAGACCCTAGATGGAATTACGTAAGAGATCCGTTTTATTTCCAAAAAGCACAAATGGATTTACAAAAAGCACAGGCTGCAATGCAACAACAGATGATGATGCAACAACAAATGCAGCAACAAGCAATGATGGCGCAAGGACAACCAGAAGAGCAGCAAGATGGACAACAAGAAGAACAACAGGATGGCGAACAAGATCAAATGCAAAAAACAGAGTTTCAATTAGTTAACTATGCGGCACTAGATAAATCTTTAAAAAATAATCACAATTCTCTTACTAGACAATTACTAAGAAGACACAAAGAATTAGTTAATAATCATATGGATAAGTGGAAAGAAGAGTCTAAAAAGGCTTTAGAAGAAATGTCTAAAATCTTAAAAGATAAAAAAGATTAATATTTGTAGTATAATAGCATAAGAGGGCCAATGAAATTAAGTGATTCTCAAAGAAAAACTATTCTACAAAGAATTGAAAAGCTTTTTGAAACAACAAAAGCTAGACTTCTTGGAAGATATTTCAAGGGACCTCATATTATTTTTGAAGTATTAGGGCAATCAGATCCATTAGATAGCATTGAAGGTTTGTATACTTGGGCATTAGCTATGATGTATGGTGCCGGTATTAGACCAGATCAAAAAACTATAGAAAATTTAGCGGAAATAACGGGCAATTATTTTGATTCTCAAAAGCTTAAAGTTAAAAATCATATATTAAACGCTATTTTAGCAGCCAAAGATCACAAAGAAGCAATGGCATCAGTTAAAGATCATTTTGATAAAGCTAGTAAATATGTCGAAATGTTGACAGGAAACGAAACTAGAAGTGTCATTGCCTATGCAAACCGAGAAGGTATCGCCAGAGTCGCAAGTGATATTGGCGTATCTGATCCAACCATAGTTTTTCGTGGAGTGGTGGATGATAAAATTTGCAAATATTGCAAACAGATGTACCATGATCCTAACAATATTAGAAAACCAAGACCATATAAATTATCACAATTAGCACATGGATATTTTAAGCCAAAGTTATGGGATGGTAAAACTCCATTTGACGGCGCTCACCCCAACTGCAGACACACTATGACCATGGTTGCCCCAGGTTTTACTTTTAATGAACAAGGTATTTCTGACTTTAAATCATTTACGCATGATTATTACTCTGAATACTATAGCGTACATAAATCTGAAGAGCCTACAGGTGAACGATTAATCAAAGCAGAGCAATTTATGGATTATGACGAATACTTAGAATGGTCACAAAATTTAGAAAATCCGCATCAATGTCACGAAGGATGCAATCACTAGTTGACTTTAAAACAAACCTCTGGTATTATCATTAAAACGGAGGAAAAATGTCAAAATCAATTTATGATAGTCTTTTAACGCCAGATAAAGCAATTATTATTCAAATTGACAATATTTGTCACGATGTACCTCTTTCCGTTGTTAAGAGTTATTACAATGCTTTAGTAGAAAAAGATGATGATAAAATGGAAAACATATTAAAATCAGATAGATACACTGCAGCATATAATATTGAAAGACATTTACGAAATCTCGTATTAACGTATGGAAAGTCTCGAATTGATAATTATTTAAAATAATATTGATTTTTGCCTCCAGTTGAGGTAATATTATTATATCGGAGGCTAGTATGGAATTTGAAACAAAAGACTATATCTTTAAAGATAAAGACGGTAACGAATACTTCTCTACGCCACTCTTAGACGAAAAATATTACCTTGTAATACTAACTTCTCTTTTTGCCTTTTTAATAGTATCGTTTTACTTTACCCTCCCAATTTAATATAAAAATCTTAATCTATAGGTAATACAAATACTTATAAAAAAACCTTTTTATGGTATATGTATCTAGGAGATTGAGATGATAATAGACATGCCTATTGCGACACAAGCTATTGATTCTAGTGGCGAATCGCTATTAATTGAAAACGTAGACATATCTCTTGTTGAAAAAGGGCAAG